AAAATTGAAAGAGATCCCTTACCGCTTCTTGAAGCAGAGCTAGGAACGAAATTGACGGGCAAAGAAACAACAACTCAACTTTTAGATTTATTTTCGAAAAGACCGAAGAAGGCATCCGGCGGCCTGGCACAAGTCTTAGGAGTTTAATGAAAATCCATCAATACAATGAGATGATGCGGTATCTGACTCGCCCGAAAGTAGACCCTAGCATCAAGCAGCTAGCGTCTAGCAACCCGCTTAACATTCCCGCGCACATGCAACATCAAATGGAAGGTGGACAACTGACACCAGAAGAATTTTACCAGAATCAAAGTATACCTATTACCGAGCGACCGTTAACGGGAGCTGAAGGCGGTAGAGTCCAGTATAAACCCGGCGGCCTCGTAGAACCAGGTGTCACGCATTATGCGAGAAAAGATCCAGTAGAAGATGTTAAATATGCAAAAGAATATTATGAAAAAAATAAGCCAGCTTTAAAAAAAGCTGCTAGCGAATGGTATGAAAAAAATAAAGCTCGTGTTGCGGATTATCCTTTATTAGATCGTGAGGCTACCAAAATTGAAAAAGGTCCTCGTAAAGGTCAATATAGATATTCCTTAGCAGGGAAGAAAGACCCAATTACTGGAGAACGAGTTGGAGAAACGTATTATTTTAAAAGTAAAGAAAAATTACAAGAATTTAAAAAGAAGAGATATGAAAAAGAGCAACTCAGTAAACAAAAGCAAGCTAAGGTTATTGGAAAAGAATTAGAAGTCATTGATAACCATATTCAAACTTGGCTGGATAACTATGTAAAAAAGAATTTAAAAAATTATGAGTTGGGAGACTTTAATACATTTAAAAAAGATTTAGCTAAGGATTTTGCTAAAGAAGTTAAAAATAAAAAATACCAACTTTCAGAAAAATCAAAGAACACTTGGATAGGAAAAACTGCTTCAGCAAATAAAAGAACAACTTTAGAGAACCTTCCTCATATACAACAATTTAAAAATGTTGATTTAGTTTCTCCTTATTATCACACTCTCTTTTATGATAATTACTTAAAACAAAACCCTAAATTTGCCAAAGAGGTTAGATCTTATATGAATTGGGTGGTTGATCCCGCTAATAAGGTTAAGGGACGTCAAGCCTTGTTGATGGATGCAAGAAACAAGTTTTCTGATGATGTCATTAAATTTTTTGGAGAAATTCAACCTGGTTCGCAAGCTGTTACTCAAAATGTTTTAGCTAAAAATTTTCCCAAACAATATCGACAGTTCATTGTGAACAATAAAAGATTTTACAGTGAATATAAAGCCATATCCAATAAAGTTGAAAAATTAGCGGGCATTCCTGAAAACTCTATTTTAAATCAAATGACACGAGACAGTCGAAATCTTAGAAAACTTTATAATGTGGAAAAACTTCCTATTCATTTAAAATATTCAACAGATCATTTAATTAGTCTTGCGCACGCGGCTAGGCTTAACGATCCTGTCATTGCGAAACAAGCAGTTAAAAATATAGTGGGGAAAACTTATAAAGAGAATATTGAAGCTGGTTTAAAAGGCTATCAAGGGGTCAAAGGAACTTTAATAAGTCAATTTTCTAAAACTAAAAGTGTTGATAAGAAAAAAGAGATTATAAATAGGTTAAATGAATTAGTGACTGAATATGATCCTGGAACTTTAGAATATAAATACAGTCCTACGAGCAAAAGTGGAATGAAAATAAATGTACTTACAAAACCACAACTAACTTCAGAAGCTAGATTTGAAAGTTGGAAGAACTCACTTCCAAAAAATTATCAGAAAAAAATTGAATTTCCAAAAGTTAAAAATTCTTTGATAATTGCCAAAACAGCAACAGGACCTGCGAGACTTAAAGCCCTTAATGCAATCGTAGCTACTGTTGGTACAGCAGCCGCTGCTAGTCTCTTCGATAAATTTGGAATTCAATCGGCGATGGCTGATACAGGAGCTAAATCATCAGGCGTGACTACAGGAGATTTTTTCTTGGCAGGCGCAGCTCCACTAGCAACTAAAAAAGGAAGAAGCCTTTATGGAAAAGCTGCGAAAGCTGCATTTAAAGGTATGGGCACTGTTCCAGGTCTATTAGCTGTAGAAGCTGGTATAGGTCCAGGTATTGTAGCATCAACAGGAGGAACATTTAGTGAAGCTCTTGCCTCACCATTGCTTTTAGAAGGAACTATACGAGATAAAAGAATTTATGACCAATTAAAAAAAGAAGGATATAGCGAAGATCAAATTCAAGTTATTAAAGATTCTGTAATGTTGCGTGCAGATGTTGGAGATACAGGTTTACATACATCAATGATTCCGTTGCAAGAAATAGAACACAAAGGTAAAAAATTTACTGCAGGTGATCCTGAATTAGCAGACATTGCTAGCATATATGATAAAGCATCAACAGTTATTGCTGAAGAAGATAAAGCAAGATTAAAACGAGCAGATGAATTTGATTATTTACAACTTGCTAAAGGCGGCCGTGTTGGTTTTAAACTAGGAGGCATTGACAAAGGTCGAAGAGCCTTTATGAAATGGCTCGCTGGAATTACCGGCGCTGGAGTTGCAGCAGGAACAGGAATTCTTAAATTTGGCAAGACTATTGGAACAGGTAAAACAGCAATTAAAGCTGGAGATACAATTGTTCAAGGCACTCAAGGCATGCCAGACTGGTTCATTCCGCTGATAAATAGAATTACGAACGAAGGGACAGATGTTACCAAGAAGCTAGGAACGATTGAACGGGAAATTGTTCATAGTAAAAAAATTGCTCAAGGAGAAGACGTTACAGTTTACCAAAATCTAGATACGGGTGATGTTAGAGTTGAATATCAATCAGTGCATTCTGAAGTCCCTATTCAAATGGAATATAAAGCTCCTCAAGTTATTGATGAAGGTAAAATGGCAGGTCAAAAAACAAATCCAGAATTTTCAGCTGTTGAATCAGAACCAAGTTGGACTCGAACAGCACCGGATGATGCAGATCTTACTTTTGAAGGAGAAAATGTTGTAGGTCGAGTTGAAGATTTAACGACTGATACTAGTAAGCTTAAAGAGTTTGGTAAGAAGAAAAAATTAACGGTTAAAGAAAAAATAGAAGCTAAGAAAAAACAAGACTACAGAAAATCATTAGAACATGATACTCAAACCCAAGCAGATTATATAGAAACCAAATATGGACCGGGACCTGACTCGTCGGATATTGGCATGGACGAATTTGGTAATCTCGTTGATGAATATGGAGAAATTATAGACTAATGGTAATGAGCAGATCTAGTTTCAGGAAATTAACGACAACAACACCCCCTAAAAAAGGACCACATTCACAAGGCTTGAATAATATATATAAAAAGGTTAAAACAATTAACGCGGAGAATTTAAATGGCAGATATAGACAAAGCTTTACCCAACGTAAAGCAAACAGTAAAATTACCTAGTCCTAAAGACGTAGAAATACAACAACAGCAAGTTGCTCAAAAAGCACTTGAACCAGTTGATATTCAAAAAAATGAAGACGGTAGTGCCGACATTACTTTTGATCCATCTGCTGTTAATCCAGGAGATGACAAAGGTCACTTTTCTAATTTAGCAGAATTATTGCCGGATGATATTATTGATCCATTAGGACATAAACTTTATAACGATTATACCGATTACAAAAATTCTAGAAAAGATTGGGAACGAGCTTATATTTCTGGACTTGATCTTTTAGGTTTTAAATACGAAGATAGATCAGAACCTTTTAAAGGAGCATCAGGTGCTTCACACCCAGTGCTTGCTGAAGCAGTTACACAATTTCAATCACTTGCTTATAAAGAATTACTACCATCACAAGGTCCGGTAAGAGCACAAATTATTGGAATGCCAACTCCACAAAAAGAACAACAATCAAGTCGTGTTAAAGACTACATGAACTGGCAAATTATGGATCAGATGAAAGAATATGAGCCAGAATTTGATCAAATGTTATTTAATTTACCTTTAGCAGGATCTACTTTTAAAAAAGTTTACTACGATGACATTATGCAAAGGGCAGTTTCTAAATTTGTTCCTGCTGATGATCTTGTGGTACCGTATACAGCCACATCTTTAGATGATTGTGAATCTATTATTCACATTATTAAGATGACAGAAAACGAATTAAGAAAAAAACAAGTAGGAGGATTTTATAGAGACATAGAAGTAAACCCTTCTTACATGCATGAGACAGAAATTGATAAAAAAGAAAGAGCTTTAGAAGGAGCAACTAAAGGTCGAGACGAACGCATGTTTACGATTTTAGAATGCCATGTCAATGTCGACCTAGAAGGTTTTGAAGATATTGATCCTAAAAATGGAGAGCCAACAGGTATTAAATTACCTTACATTGTTGCCATAGAAGAAGGCACAAGAAAAGTTTTATCTATAAGAAGAAATTATGATGTCAAAGACATGATGAAAAAGAAAATTGATTATTTTGTTCATTTTAAATTTTTACCTGGTCTTGGTTTTTATGGATTTGGTTTAATTCACATGATTGGTGGATTATCAAGAACTGCAACCGCAGCACTTAGACAACTTTTAGATGCAGGAACATTATCAAATCTACCTGCTGGATTTAAAATGCGTGGAATTAAAATGAGAGACGAAGCACAAGCAATTCAACCTGGAGAATTTAGAGATGTAGACGCGCCAGGTGGTAACTTAAGAGATGCTTTTATGATGCTTCCATTTAAAGAACCTTCTCAGACCTTATTACAACTTATGGGCGTCGTGGTATCTGCAGGACAACGATTCGCATCTATTGCGGACCTGCAAGTAGGTGAGGGTAATCAACAAGCGGCAGTGGGCACGACCGTTGCGCTTTTAGAAAGAGGTTCAAGAACGATGTCGGCCATACACAAAAGATTGTATGCGTCAATGAAAAGAGAATTTAATTTATTAGCAAGAGTATTTAAGATTTATCTACCACCCGTATATCCTTACGATGTTGTTGGAGGCCAAAGGCAAATTATGCAAACGGACTTTGATGACAGAGTAGATATTCTGCCAGTTGCGGATCCAAATATCTTTAGTCAGACTCAGCGTATCTCTCTCGCACAAACGGAACTGCAATTGGCGGCCTCAAATCCAAGAATGCATAATCAATATGAAGTTTATAGAAATATGTATGAGGCTTTAGGAGTCAAAGACATAGATTTAATATTAAAAAAACCACCACAACCAATGCCAAAAGATCCAGCATTAGAACATATTGATGCTTTAGGTGGAGTTCCATTCAGAGCTTTCCCTGGACAAGACCATAGAGCACACATTACAGCCCATTTAAATTTTATGGCGACAAATTTAGCACGAGGTGCGCCTATGATGAATGCTGCTGTTGAAAAAAACTGTCTTGAACACATATCTTTAATGGCTCAAGAGCAAATTGAACTAGAATTTAGAGAAGAAATGCAACAGATGAAGCAACATCAAATGGGAATGCAACAAAATCCTCAAATGCAGGCTGCAGCGAATACACCTCAAATGCAACAGATTCATGCACAGATGCAGCAAATGCAACAAAAAATTGAAGCTAGAAAAGCAATTTTAGTCGCTGAAATGATGGAAGACTTCATGAAAGAGGAGAAAAAAGTTACTTCTCAATTTGACCACGACCCTATTGCTAAGTTAAGATCAAGAGAATTAGATATTAGAGCAATGGACAACGAAGCGAAAAGAAGAGAAGCGGAACAAAGACTTAATTTAGAAAATATGAAGGCTTTAATGAATCAAGATGTCCAAGAAACGAAAATTGATCAAAATGAAGAACTTGCTGAACTTAGAGCAGATACTTCAATTGAAAAACAAGAAATGGCGAACGAAAATCGAATTAAACTCGCAAAAATGAAACCAAAAGGAGGTAGCTCATAATGGCTTGGTTTAGTTTAGCAAAAATAGCACTACAAGCGGGAGGCAAGATATATGCTAACCGTCAAAAGACAAAAATGGCAATGTCTGATGCACAATTGATGCATGCAGAACGTATGGCCCGAGGAGAAGAATCTTACCAGGGCAAACTTTTAGAAGCGCGGCAAAACGACTATAAGGACGAGATCGTACTTGCGATACTTACGCTCCCGATAATTGTGCTCGCTTGGTCGGTGTGGACAGAGGATCCGGCGGCTATGCAGAAGATAGATATCTTTTTTGAGTACTTTTCAAATCTACCAAAATGGTTTACTAACTTATGGATACTTGTAGTTGCCAGCGTTTTTGGTATAAAGGGTACACAAGTATTTAGAAACGGCGGAGGTAAAAAATAATGGGTTGGTTAACACTAGGAAAAGCATTTATTAAGCCTTATACAAAAACAGGTGCTAAATCTGTGTCAAAATGGAAGTCTGAAGCAGCAAAATCAAAATTAAAAATGACTAAAGAGAATTTAGAGCAAACTTTTAAAAAAACAGATAAAAATCTTAAAAAATTAACTGAAACAACTAGGAAAACTAGAAAATCTCTTAGAGATTATCTATTAAACAAATAATGGTAAATCCAAGGTGGCGGCCAACAATCGCAAATTCAAGAAATACTAGTGGAAAAAAGAAAAAGGACACTGTAAAACAAGACTTTTCTATTCCTGAAACGGAAGAATATATTGGAACTCACATTAAAAGTGATTTAGGTGGTAAGAAAGTATCAAATAAAAGTTATGAGAAATATTATAAAGGAATGATCTAATAATGAGACAATATTATAGAGATGGTGGCGATACACACGTAACTAAAGAAGGTAAAACAGTTAAAAAAGGTCTTTGGTACAATATTGCACAAAAGAAAAAACGCGGTGGAAAGAAAGCTCAAAAAGGAGATAAAGATTATCCCACTGAAAAAGCAATTAAAGCGAGTCAAGCCTAATGCCTGGAATAGCTTTACGAGGACATGGAAGAGCAATTTATCGCAATGGTGGTCCAGCTTGGACACGAAAAGAAGGTCAATCACCTTCTGGTGGATTAAACAAAAAAGGCAGAGACAGTTATAAAGGTGGCACTTTAAAAGCTCCTACAAAATCAAAAACAAATCCAAGACGTAAATCTTTCTGCGCGCGTATGGGCGGAATGAAAAAGAAATTAACATCTTCTAAAACAGCAAGAGATCCAAATTCAAGAATTAATAAAGCACTAAGAAAGTGGGATTGCTAATGGATCCTTTAGTTATCGTTGCTAAGCTACAAAGAATTATACAAGACAATCTTCAGCGTGTTGGAGACGCCATGATTAGTGGTGGTGTTGACAATATGGAGAAATATCAGTATATGTTAGGACAGGCACGTACCTATCAGTACATGCTTCAGGAAATCTCTAACCTGCTAAAAGCAAAGGAGCAAAAAGATGAACAAGGAAACGTTATCGACCTCGGAAAAGGAAGTCCCAAAACATAAAAATGCTTTGGAAGAAAAGTACAAATCTGAGCCTACAAAAGAACCTTTAAATCCCGAAAACATACAAGAACAAAAATCCCAGTTGCCCGTCCCTAGCGGATGGCGTCTATTGGTTTTGCCTTTTACTCCAAAAGAAAAAACAAAGGGTGGAATTTTCTATGCTCAAGAATCTTTAGACAAAGTGAGAATTGCCGTAAACTGCGGCTATGTATTGAAGATGGGTCCGTTGGCCTATCACGATCGAGAAAAATTTCCAACGGGACCGTGGTGTAAAACAGGACAATGGGTCGTGTTTGCTCGCTACGCAGGATCAAGACTTCCCATCGAAGGTGGCGAAGTTAGAATCCTAAACGATGATGAGGTTCTAGGAACAATTGAAAATCCAGAATCTATTCTGCATCATATTTAACCATAGGAGGAACTATGCCAGAAGAAGCAAAAAAAGAAGAAAAAACAGTTGATATCGACACTTCGGGACCTGAAGTTGATATTAATTTACCCGAAGAAAAGGACCCGAAAGAAGTAGAAGTAGTTAAGGACGAGAAACAAGAGACACAAGAGACAAGTGACGAGAAACAAGAAACTAAAGTAGAAGAGAAACCAGTAGAAGAGAAACAAGAAACCAAAGTAGACGAAAAAAAAGAAGAATTAGAACAATACAGTGAAGGTGTTCAAAAAAGAATTGCCAAATTAACTAAAAAATGGCGTGAAGCAGAGCGACAAAAAGAAGCCGCTTTAGATTATGCTAAAGGCGTTCAAGCTGAACATACGAATCTTAAAACTAAATTTTCAAAGCTAGAACCTAATTATGTAAAAGCTTTGGAAAGTAAAGTTGTATCTGGAATGGAAGCAGCTAAGTCTAAACTTGCACAAGCAAGAGAAGCAGGCGACATCAATGCTGAAGTTGAAGCACAAAAAGACATTGCTAAACTTGGCTTTGAAGAAACGCGTCTAGCAGCTTTAAAGGATAGACAGTCTGAAGATAAAGAAAAGGTAGTAAAAACACCTTCTTTAGATCAGGCGGTTGCTCCTCAAAAACCAGATCCAAAAGCTGAAGCATGGGCTGATAAGAACGATTGGTTCGGAAAAGACAGCGCTATGACCTATACGGCTTTTGATTACCACAAGAAACTAACCGAGCAAGAAGGATTTGATCCAAATACGGACGAATATTATGCTGAGATAGACAAGAGAATGAGACTTGACTTCCCGCATAAATTTGCTAATACTAACTCTCAGGAATCGACTAAACCGACACAAACAGTAGCTTCAGCGAAGCGAAGTGTAAATTCTAGTCGCAAAACTGTGAGACTCACATCGTCTCAAGTAGCAATCGCTAAAAAATTAGGTGTGCCACTTGAAGAATATGCGAAACAATTAAAACTCACGAAGGAGGTAAAAGCATATGAGTAATGAAACAATAAAAACTTCCCGTGCGAGCCAAAGTAGAGCTAAGACAGCTAAAAAAACTACTTGGACTCCACCGTCATCTTTAGATGCACCCCCTGCGCCTGATGGCT